CGACTATGTCTTCCACCTCGAAGACGACTTCATCTTCCCAGACGTGGTCGACATTGAACTGATGATTGAGATTCTCGAGTACGAACCGGAACTCGCCCAGGTTGCTTTGCTTCGCCAGCCGTGGTCGCCGGAGGAGCAGCAGGCCGGCGGCATTTACTCAATCGAACCTGAGCGCTTCAAACAAAAATACGGATTCGTCCAGCAGTCACATCTCTTCACTTTCAACCCTTGCCTGTACCCCATAGGTGTCGCACGCGACTACCGGGCAGGGTTAGAAGCCGAACTCACTGCTGATCTGTTGGCGGATGACTGGCGTTTCGGCTATCTCGGCGAACTAGGCGACGAGCCGAAAACCATTCACATCGGGATCCGACGTTCACGGAACTACCAACTATGAGTCCAGTGGTGATTCTTTGCGCTGGTGGTCATGGTCAAGACATCGCCGCCATCTTGAAAGATTCCGGCCAACCCTTCGCCGGATATTTGGACGACGAAATCGACGGCCCCGACATTCTCGGCCCATGCCTCGACCTCGAGTTGTATGACCGCTACCTCATCGGACACAACAACAGCCGAATCCGAGAAGCCTTAGACAGACCAAACGGAGCGGCCACAGCCATCCACCCCTCAGCAGCCGTTCATTCGACCCTACAAGCCCTCCCCGGTGTCGTAATAGGCGCACACACCACTATCGGCCCCAAAACCCGTCTAGGGCGACACAGCCATATCAACGGAAACGTCTTCATCACACGCGCCCAAATCGGCGACTTCGTCACCATCGGACCAGGGGCCACGATCTGTGGTCACGTCACCATCGGAGCCGGCGCCCAAATCGGAGCAGGAGCCGTCATCTCCAACCTCGCCGAAATCGGCCCACGAGCAACCATCGGCGCCGGAACAGTGGTCCTCCCCCGACAGAACATTCCACCCAACTCCACATGGGTTGGCGTACCAGCCAGGAGAATCAAATGAGCGTGGTTGCCATCACCATGGTTCGCGATGAAGAAGACATCATCGACTGGACACTCCAACACCTACTCGACCAAGGGGTCGACCACATCATCGTCGCCGACAACCTTTCCGTCGACGAAACCGCTTGGAAACTTGCAGCCCTCGCCAGCACAGGAAAAGTCACAGTCATCCAAGACGACGAACCCGGCTACTACCAAGACAAGAAAATGACCGACCTAGCCCACATGGCGGCCGCCGACTTCGACGCCGAATGGATCCTCCCATTTGACGCCGACGAATACTTCTACTGGACCGGCGGAACCCTCGCCGAGTTCTTCAGCAAAGCAACCGCCGACATCATCACCGCCACCGGCTGGGACCACATCGTCACCGACGACGACGACCCCACCGAAACTTCACCATTCCGACGAATCACCCATCGCCGGCTAAGCCCACAGAAAATGGGCAAAGTCGCTTTCCGCTACCACCCAGACATCCACATCGACTTCGGAAATCACTTCATCTTCAACCATCCCGGCCTTCACGCCCAAGCACTCAATTACCGCCACTACCAATACCGCTCCTTCGAACAGCTCGTCACCAAAGCCCGAAACGGACTAGCCGCCTACCAAGCCACCAACCTCCACCCCACCTACGGGGCGCACTGGCGGCAACTCGGCGAATACGACGACGCCATGCTTTGGGCCACCTGGCGGAAACTTTGTGAAGAAAACGGCCTCATCTACGATCCCGCCCCATGACCATCGCCGTCATCATCCCCACCTACAACCGAATCGAACTTACCCAAAACTGTCTCGCCTCAATCCAACGCCACGACCCTGTCGACGAAATCATCATCATCGACAACGGATCCACCGACGGCAGTGAACGCCTCGCCACCCACTCACTGAAAATCAACACAGGCTTCGCGACCGCCTGCAACATCGGCGCACGCCACGCCACGGCCGACCATCTCATCTTCCTCAACAACGACACCATCGTCCATCCCAACTGGACCTCCATCACCCGACACCTCGAGGAACCAGACATCGGGATCGTCGGACCTAAACTTATTTACCCAGACTGCACAATCCAATCAGCGGGAATAGCAGTCGACTTCACCCGCCCACCAGGACTCGAAGCATGGAACCTGAACACCAACTGGGCTGAAACACTCGCCGACGTTGACGCTATCACCGGCGCCTGTCTCGCCATAAGCCGGCAACTCTTCACCGACCTCGGAGGTTTCGACACCGGCTTCTGGAACGGCTACGAAGACGTCGACCTCTGTCTGGCATCCATCGCAAAAGGCTTCCGTAACGTCTACGATCCACAAGCAACTGTGACGCACCTGGAGTCTCAATCCGGCGCTGAACGCTGGTCAGCAGTCAACGACAACATCATCCGACTCCGAACAAAATGGAGCCAATAATGGCAATCATCAACGGCTACATCACCCTCAACGAGTTCAAGGCGTACCTGTTCCCTTCAGCGAACTACGGCACAGCTGAAGACGCCCAAATGGAAGGCGCCATCGAAGCAGCGTCACGGATCATCGACAACTTCACCAACCGACGCTTCTACCTCGACGCCTCAGTGTCTGCGCGCGTCTACTACTCCGACACGCCCATCCGATGCACAGTCGACGACTTCTCCACCATCACCGGCCTCATCATCAAAGTCGACACAGGCGACAACGGAACCTTCGACCAAACATGGGCAGCCACCGAATACATCCTCGAGCCACTCAACGCCGAAATCGGTGGCGTATCCAGCCAGCCCTACAACGTCATCATCGCCACCATCCCCAAACTCTTTCCGGTAACCGGTCGACGCCCCCGAATCCAAGTCACCGCCAAATGGGGCTGGGCAGCAGTCCCACACTCAATCGAACAAGCCTGCCTCATCCAAGCCGCCCGCCTCTACCGACGCGCGCAAACCCCAGAAGGCTTCGCTGCTGGTGAAGGCTTCGGAGCGATCCGAGTTTCAACCCTCGTCGACCCAGACGTCAAAATGCTTATCTCCCCATTCCGCCTTCGAGGCCAAGGACTGGTCATCGGATGAACCTGGCATCAGTACGCGCAGGCATCAGCGACACCCTCCAAAACGTCAACAACCTCCGAATCTACGAATGGATCCCATCAACGATTCAACCGCCAGCAGCTGTCGTTTCACTTGGGACCGGCCAATACGACGCCGACTTCAACGACGGAATGGTTGTCAACTATGGCGTCCTCGTCATGCTCACCAGGGCAGACGACCAACACGGACAAGAACGACTCGACGAGTTCCTCGGACAAGGCAACGACTCCGTCTACCACGTCGTCGACGCCAACCCCACCCTCAACGGATCCTGTGACTCGGCACGCGTCACCTCATGGAATAACCCCGGCACCTTCAGTATCGGCGGCATCGAATATCTAGGTGTCGAAGTGAACATCGAGGTTCTCGGCTAAGTGAGAATCCTGACAGTAGAACCCGGCCCAGCATTCTCCGTCGCAGACGTCCACAACGGATGGCTCAAAGCCTTCCGACGAACCGGCAATCAAACCCAAAACTTCAACCTCGCCGACCGAATCAACTTCAGCGAAAACGCCATCAGAGGCAAAGTCCCTGAACTAGAGAAAGCCCACATGGCAGCGCGCATGGTCGGCGAACAACTCCGAGCCACCTGCTTCGACTTCTGGCCCGACCTAGTCGTCATCACCTCCGCCTTCCTGGTACCACCCGAAACCTTCGACATCATCCGCTCACGAGGAATCCGAATAGCAGTCATCCTCACAGAATCCCCCTACGAAGACCCATCACAGCAACCAATCGCAGCTCGAGCCGACATTGCATTCATCAACGACCCAAGCAACCTCGACACCTTCCGCCTCACACAACCCAACACCTTCTACAGTCCTCAGGCATACGATCCTGAAATCCACTACCGACGAGAACCCCAAGCAGACCTACGCTCCGACTTCGCTTGGGTAGGAACCGCCTTCCCATCGCGAATCGCCTTCTTCGAACAAGTCGACTGGACCAACATTGAAGTCGCTTTCGCCGGCAACTGGCAAGACCTCGACGATCACTCCCCACTGCAACAATTCCTCATCCACCAACCCGAAGGCTGCTTCCCGAACGAAGACGCCGCCGACCTTTACTCATCCACCAACGCCTCCGCCAACCTTTACCGAAAAGAAGGCGCCGACGGCTTCGACAAAGGATGGGCAATGGGGCCTCGAGAAATAGAACTCGCAGCCACCGGAACCTTCTTCCTCCGAGAATCACGCCCAGAATCCGACCATGTTCTTTCAATGCTTCCATCATTCACAACCCCCGAAGAGTTCGGTGAGAAACTAAGATGGTGGCTCGCACATCCCGACAAACGCCAAGACGCCGCTCTGAAAGCGCGAACCGCGATAGCCGACCGAACCTTCGACAATAATGTCCGGCATATGCTGGATTGTGTCTCAGCTCTTCCGACAACCCTGACGAGTCGTTAGAAAAACCCCAAACCCCAACTCCACAAGGAGAAACCAATGGCACGTCGCCACGGCCGTAACGGCCGCCTTTACCTCGGAATCGCTACAAGTGCAGCGGCTCCCTCATCTGTAGCATTCCTGAAGCAGTGGTCCGGAGAGTTCGGCAGCGACACAGTTGAAGTCACCTCATTTGGTGACGCAAACAAAATCTATGTCTCCGGCCTTCCTGACGCTCAGGGCAGCTTCTCCGGCTACTTCGACGATGCGACTGCCCAGTCGTACACCGCCGCAGTTGACGGTGACGCCCGCAAGTTCTACCTGTACCCAGACATCACCAACGCCCCGAACGTCTACTGGTACGGAACTGGCTTCTTCGACTTCTCCGTCGACGCCCCTGTCGATGGTGCCATCACCATTTCTGGCAGCTGGCGCGCAGGCAGCACAGTCGCCAAGAACGGCTAATGGCCGTTGGGTCTGGGGTTTATGTCAGCAACTTGGCCGAGGTCCGGAAGTATCTTCGAAAGATACATCCGGACCTCGTCCCCGTACTGCGCGACGACCTCAAAACCGCGATCATCCTCAACACTCTTCCAGCGATCATTCGAAGAGTTCCAAGAAAATCCGGTTACGCCCAATTCACCATCAAAGCCCGCTCAGGCGGGAACACGCTTTACGTCATAGCAGGCGGCCCATCATCGGTAGCCCCCTACTTTGGCTGGCTGGACTTTGGTGGCACATTGAAAAACCGTGGTCCTGGTAGAAATCAAACGATCGTCCGACCCATCTTGAAAAAGGGTCGCTACGTTTATCCTGGCATCATGGAAACACAAAACCGACTTGTAGAGGCCGCTGGCCGAGCAGTCGACAAAGCAGTCCAATCCGCCCTCAGATAAGGAACAGCCCGCCATGTTCGCAAAATACAAAATCACTCACCTCGACGGAACTGTCATCGAAGCAGCAGGCCGCAAGGTCGACGCCGTCAAGTTCGAACGTCAATTCAAAATGCCTGTCTCCAGCCTGTTTGGAGACGATGGCATTTACACCGAACATCTGTGGTATTTCGGATGGTGTGCCGAAAAACGTGTCAACGCTGACCTTCCAGTCTTCGATGACTGGATTGAAACTGTTGAAGGCGTTGACATTGTCACGGAAGAAGAAGAAGAAACCCCTACGGACCCGAGTTCTTCACCCTCGCTGTAGCAGCGATGGCGATTGACTCGGGGATCCCAATGTCCGTACTTTTAGAGGAACCCGACCACTACCTCGACGCTATGTTCGAAGTTCAAACGAGACGCCGAGAATCCGCCGAATACGGGTCGGATGCTAAGCGTTGGGATGAGTGAGGAAAACCGATGGCCGGTGATAAACGAGAAGTAAGGGTCGCCGTTGTAGGTGACGCCGCCCAACTTCAGCGGGAACTTCAAAAAGCAGAAGGTCATCTCTCCGGTTTCGGAGCCAACGCCAAAAAATCGGGTGACATCCTTCAAAGCGCTTTGTTCGGGGGGGCTGTTCTTTACGGTGCGAAGAAACTGGTGGACGCTGCTGGCGATCTCCAACAATCCATCGGCGGAACAGCAGCCGTCTTCGAAGACGCTTCTGGGGCTGTCAACGACTTCACCAAAAACTCGGCCGACCTGGTCGGAATGTCCGAAAACGCTGCCAGAACAATCACCAGCCGGCTCGGTGCATCCCTCAAAGGCTTCGGGATGTCCACTGAAGAGGCAGCTGCACAAGCAATCAACCTCACCAAAACAGGCGCCGATCTGGCTGCCACATTGGGTGGAAAAACTGATGACGCTGTAGCAGCTCTCGGATCTGCACTCCGAGGCGAATACGACCCCCTCGAGCGTTTCGGTATTGCCTTGAAAGCCTCCGAGGTCAACGCCAAGGCAGTCTCAATGGGCTTGGCTTCATCCGAATCAAACGTGACCGCCTACGCCAAAGGCCAAGCAACCCTCGCACTCATCACCGAACGCTCAGCCTTCGCTCAGGGGCAATTTGCTCGAGAAGCAGACACTGCCCAAGGCCAAGCACAACGAGCAGCAGCGAAAACAGCAGACGCCTCAGCCAAACTTGGAGAATCACTCCTCCCCATTTACACCAAAATCCAACAAGGAATTGGGTTTGTCGCCGACGCCTTCACAACACTTCCAGACTCAGTTCAAACAGGTTTGATCGCTTTGGGAGGCGTGGCCTTTGTAGCCAAACCAGTCGCCGACGTGGTTGGTTTGATGAACACAGCTGTTCGAGCGTTGCCTGACCTTCTCAACAAGGCAGCAACAAAAGCCTATGACATGGCCGGCGCTATCGACACCGCTGGAGCCAAAGCAAAGTCAGGAGCCGGAAACTTCGCCAAAATAGGTTTGGCAGCCGCCGGAATCTTTGCGGTCGCTGAAGGATTGAAAGCAATTTCCGCAGCCCAAGCAGATTTCGGGTCCACCGACGTCGAAAGAGTCACCGCCTCACTTCGCACGTTCTCCACAGAAAATGTCGGAGGCGTAATTGCCGACGACATGAACAAACTCAAAGACGCCCTCAAAGCAGTCGACCAAGCCAGCAACTTTTCTTACAACCTCGGTAGCGGCTTCGCTAAGTTTATAGACAAAGGCAGAATTGACGAAGCAAAAAAAGCCATTGAAGCAGTCGACACAGCCCTCAAATCACTTTTCCAAGAAGACCCAACAGCTGCCGGGACTGCCTACGAAAAACTTCTCGGCGACCTAGGTATCTCTGCCTCAGAAGGTAAAAAATACTTTGACGACTATTCCGGGGCAGTAGAAGACGCCGGCCTCGCCAGTGGAAACTTGGTGGACCCTGTTGAAGCTGCCACGACAGCTCTGAAAGATGAAGCGGTCGAGGCTGATAAAGCTGCAAAAAAACTTGAAGATCTCTACAAGGTCACCAACAATTTGTTCGGTGCCAACATCTCCTTGGAAGAAGCCCAGATCAACACCCGGAAAGCCTTGCAGGAATACAACACAAGTCTTTCTGACGGTTCTTCAACAGCCGACGAACGCACACAGCAGGGTCTTGATCTTCTAAAGGCATATCAAAATGAAGCAGAGGCGGCCGTTGACGCTGCCGAAGCCGCAGCAGCATTGAACGGGAAAATACTTACGACAGCCGAATCGGCAGGCATTACGGCCGGAAAATACTTTGAACTGGCCGAAACACTTGCTCCCGATAGTCCACTTCGAAAAAGAATCACCGATCTTGGTGTCCAGTTCTATCTTCTTTCTTTGGCAAAACCTGTGGTGACCATTGACGCCGAAACAGAAGAAGCATCACGGAAAATCAGTGAACTCCTTGGCCTGACTAGTCAACTGACCGGAGAATACGGACGGGGGCTTGGTTTTATGAAGAGAGCATCCGGCGGGCCAGTCAACGCCGGCTCCCCATACATTGTTGGTGAGCAAGGCCCGGAACTGTTCGTCCCTTCCGGATACGGCCGAATCATGGACGCCTTCTCCACCAGCAAAGCCCTCCTGTCCAACACTGGCGGCAGCATGGGTGGTGGCGGATCCAATGTGACAATCAACGTCAACGTCGCCCCTACCGCCGACAAGGCTGCTATCGGACAAACCATCGTCGAAGCCATCTCCTCCTATGAACGCCGCTCCGGTTATGGGTGGCGAAGCTAATGCCAGCCGAAATCGCTGATGGCGTGCAAATCACTGTTTCCATAGGCTTCTCCACCACCGCCGGCTCCGGCACAGTCCCAATCAACTCCACACTCGCCTCCATCACTTACACCGACGTCTCCACCTACGTTCGGAGTGTTCAAATCAAACGTGGCCGCTCCTCAGAACTTGACGACTTCACCACCGGAAACTGTCAAGTCATCCTCAGCAACGAAGACCGAACCTTCGACCCGGAAAACACTGTCGGCCCTTACTACGGAAAAATTACTCCAGGACGCCCAATCCGTGTCCAAGCCACAGCTCCTGGCGGTTCCGCTGAAACCATCTTCCAAGGCTATGTCGACCAGTGGGACCAGCAATACACAAACCCTTCTGACGCTGTCGCAGCCGTCACCGCCTCCGACGCGTTCAAAGTATTGAACCTCATCACGCTCCCGTCGTATTGGGAATACTCAGTGAGGACTGACGGCCCGCCAACCTGCTGGTTTCGTTT